TGAACATTTACAAATGGCTGGTCGAGACAGTCAAGCGCAGGAAAGTTGTTGGCCTGAAGATCTGTTCCTTCATCAGGGACTACAGCAGCCATGACCGTAGGGCTGAGTACCCAGCTGCGCCGATTTGGATGATCGACATCCCAATGTGGGACAGCGTCAAGACTGAGATGTATATCCGGGAGCGTCTAGAGATGCACCGCAATGCAAAGCTGGCAGCAGACTTTGGAGAAGACCTCCAGAACTGCTCCAACGAGGAACGCTGGATGTCGGAAACGACATTCGCTGTGAAGAGGGATGGCCGGAAGACAGCCATCCGTGTGTTTAAAACTATAGAAGAAGCCACTGATTTGGCAGAAAAGGAAAAAGGATATGTCGAAACAAGACTCGGAGAGCCCCGCCGCTGTGTCGGAGACTACTGTGGAGTCTCACAGTGGTGCGCCCAGTACCAAGGAGAACTCAATGTCCCAGCTTGATCTCTTGGCGCTGAACGTCAACGACCACGTTGAGAAGAAGCAAGGCCTGTCATACCTGTCATGGGCGTGGGCTTGGGCAGAAGCACTCAAGGCAGACCAATCGGCCAGCTTTGATGTGCAGATGTTTGGTGGCAAGCCATACATTGAAATCAATGGAACTGCAATGGTATGGGTCACCGTGACCATGTTTGGCAAGCCGATGACCTGCTTCCTGCCCGTGATGAACGGCGGCAACAAGCCCATCAGCATTGAGGGCAAAACGATCCAGACCCGCAATGGCCCCGTGGTCGAGAAGGTGGACAGCTTTAACGTGAACACCGCCATCATGCGCTGCATGACCAAGTGCTTAGCGCTTCATGGTCTGGGACTGTACATCTACGCTGGGGAGGACTTGCCAGAGGCTCCAGAAGCTGAAGTGCAGACTCAGGCGGCGCCCGTCAAGACAGAGCCTGTAATCGTCAAGGCCGTGACTCCAGACGGCACTGCGATGGCAGACGTTCAGGTCAACACTGGACAGGCAGATGCAAACATGGAGTTGTTTGCCGAGGGAATGATGACATACACAAACCATTGCACGGACGTCAAAGGTTTAAACAGTTACTGGAAAGCCAATCAAGGTCAGCTTGATGGTCTCAAAGTAAGTCACCCCGATCTTTATGACCGGGTTCGCAACCGCTTCGCTGAACTGAAGAAGCAATTTTCGGAGAGTAAATAATGGCATACGAACAAAAGACGGAATACAAACCGTTCCCGGACAGTGGCTCACTGCGCGTCACAAGTTCCAAGAAAACCCAAAAGTCACCCGACTACTGGGGAAACATTGCAATCAACCTGAAGGACATGACCAACATCAAGCTTGAAGACGGTTTAACCGTCATCAAACTGTCCGGGTGGAAGAAGGTCGGCAAGGACGGGAAGACGTATCTTTCCGTCTCGGTTGATCGATTTGTACCGGAGCAAAAGGCTGCGGGCTATCAACCTACTCGTCAAGAAGAAAGCTTTGGCGACGATGACGTCCCATTTTAAGGAGAGCACCATGCTGGACTTTTTGAAAAACATTCCCGACATGACAAACAAACCGGAGATCACCATGACTGAGGCCCCAAAGACTTCTATTTCGCAACGCATCCGCGACTACAAAGCCGCCGACCCAAGTGCCACTGTTAAGAAAATTGCGGAGGCTGTTGGGACGTCTCTTCCGTATGTTTACCAAATCTTGGGGCAACCCCCCAAGAAGGCAAAGAAGGCTAAGCCTGTTGCCAATGAAGCGAAAGAAAACAACTCGGTCAGCAAGAAGGAGTTGAATGCCGCCAAAGAAGAAATCGAAACGCAATGCCTCATCATCGACATTCAGAAAAGACAGACTGAAAAACACTTGGCCATCATTGAATACCTTGAGGGCAGGGTTGATGAGTTGAGTTCGTTGGCGTACGGCTGAAATGGCACTTCAGTTCGAAGCCAGAAAGGTGGCGTTGAAACAAGACCGCACTGGTTTTGTTTTGACGCTGGCGATCCACCCTGACGAGTGCCCAGAAGAGATTCTGCGTGACTTCGTTGGGGCGCGATATGGCTGTGCTTTGGTGCGGATTCAAGATGACGAGTCCGCTACCCCGTACAGCAACAGAGTTCAAAAGGCAGCGATGCTTTGCAAAGAACCAAAGTTCCATGACTTCCTTGAGGTCAACACGGAAAACAAGGCAGCAGTAGAACTGTGTAAACGATGCGGCATTGAAAGCCGCACCGAGCTGCACGGCAATGAGGTCGCCAAGCAAATCTTTGACGATTTGGTCAAGGAGTACGAAACATACAAGTGGCCGGACGACCCCTTCTGAGGAAAGAAAATGACATTCTCGACAAATTACAAGCCATTCATGACGTACCTTGCGCCCAAGGACATCGTCAGACTCAAGCGGTTTTCCAAGGCCAACAAGATGCCGATGACGCAGATTGTTCGGGAGGGCATCGATGCCCGTCTATCCTCTGGTAATCAGTACACCAGTGGATTTAACGATGGCTTGCTCAAGGCCATCAAGGTTGTGAGCAGTATTGAAGCTGCTCAGATGCGGTTTCCATCAGGACTGTCTTTTGCGGAGCTGGTGGAGCAAGAGGTCAGCAAGAGCTTTATGCGCGAAGGAGCGGACCATGAAGCTGACGGGCAGCCGTAATCAATGCCAAGGATGCAAGCAGTACTTTAACAGCAACTCTGCATTTGATAAGCACCGCACGGGGACGCATTGTTCAAGCCGCAGGTGCAGAACACCAGAAGAGATGCTGGACCTTGGGATGCTTATCAATCACGCAGGATTTTGGATAACGGAGAAATATCATGGAAATATGGACGAGCGAGAAGTTGAGCAATCAGAACCCGACGATGGTGAAGCCATTGAGGAGCATAACCAGCCCAAAGTTTAAATGGCTGGATGCTTCAAAAACGGATGTAAGAAAAACATGGCGCAAAGCAAGGCTGCTTATGCGTTTAAACGAAAGCGCATATGAAAGCCGTACTCGAATTCAACTACCCTCAGGATACTGACAAGTGCCGCAGGGCAATACATGCAGAGGAAGCCTTCAATGCGCTTCATGAAATCAGGAGAAGCTTGGATCGTAAATTTACGCACAAGGCTGATTTCGAAGACGCAATGAAACACGTAAGTGAAGTAACGGAATTTATTTTGAAATCAACAGGAGAAGAAGCATGAGCGAAGAACTGGTAAACAAAACCACCGAGAAAACCACCATGAACATTACCCTTCACCGCAACGTAACCAGCAACGTGTCACGCACGACCTTTGACTACATCCGCGACAACGCAGGGGTAACACGCGCTGACGCTACGACCGCACTAGAACACGCAGGTTTTAACGCCGGGTCTGTAACATCACTGATCGGGCAGATGCTAAAAAACCGTTTGATCCGCAACGAGAATGGCGGCTTATACGCCAATCAAAAAGAGTACACCCCACTGAAGGCCCTCAAACCAGCCTTCAAGCACACGAAGAAACGCGCTTATATCCCTCGCAAAAAAATGCCGGGAGTGTGGCAACCGATGCCCGTGCTTATGCCTTCGCCAACACCTGCCGAGTGGACAGTGGACTCAGTGATCGGGAGCCTGAGTGTGCGCCAAGCTCTGGCTGTGCATATGGAGCTGAAGAAAATATTTGGAGAGTGAGATGACCAAAGAAGCAATGAAGCTGGCGCTGGAGGCGTTGGAATCGTGTGGGGAAGATGGATGGTATACCGAAGATGACTTCGGAATGAGTCAGACCTACGATGAAGAAAAGGTACAGAAAGCCATCACCGCCCTGCGAGAAGCACTGGCAGAGCAGCCAGCACAGCAGGAGCCTGTGGCGTGGATGCAAGACAGCATTGAGCTTTATGTTCAAGACCGCCCTAGCGAGTACTACACCGTTCCCCTCTACACATCCCCACCAGCACAGCGCACATGGGTAGGGCTTCTCTGGGGCAATTTGCCAGAAGATGGTCAAAACCATGATTTTTTGCGTGGTGCTGTGTGGGCAGAAGCCAAACTCAAGGAACTCAACCAATGAACTGGCTAAACAAACTCTTGGACAAACTATTTGACTGGCTACCACCACCAAACCCTGCTGATGTGCGCTGCCCGCACTGCCGTGGCTTGGGCTATGACGCAAGCGGGTACACCTGCACTTGCATTGGAGAGAAGAAATGAAAACAGTAATTGAAATGGCGCGTGAGGCTGTACAAGCACCAGATAGAACAGACAAAAGCGTTTTGTTTTTTGGATTAAATGGTGAGCAGATGTTTCGCTTTGCCGATCTTGTCCGTGCTGACGCTATCGCTGACGAGCGTGAGGCGTGTGCAAAGATGTGTGATGTGTTAGCGGTACATCCTGAATACGCATCTGAAGTGACAAAGTTAGCGGCTATGGCCATCCGAGCAAGGAGCAACACATGAACACCGAAGAAGACGAGTTCAACCGTATCGAGCGCGAAGCCGGCATGCGCCAAGCCGCAGTCAAAGCCACCGTGGCCAAAAGGGAGTGGATTGATTTAACGATTAAGGAAGTAGAAGATGTGATCGATGAAATCATTGGCTTCAACAGCTGCTGCGGATGGGAGGAAGAATTCGCCAGAGCCATTGAGCACGCTGTTAAGGAGAAGAACGGTGGAAAGTAAGTGGCAGACGATCTTGAACTTCTCACCCATCGACCCGTCGTGCTTCACAAGAGCGCTGCATTACAACGAGAACGGCGCCACGCTGGCCGAAGTCACAAAAGTCAAAACAAGTAAGTGGAAGCTGCTGCTGGTCTACAAGCCAGAGGTCCTTCACTTCAGATCATCAAAACAAGCAAAGGCACACGCCGTGAAGGAGCTCACATGAAAAAACAAACTTGCACCTGCCATCCATACTCTCCGTTTTTTTGGGCAAAAAACCCCCAGCCAAGCATTTTTATGCGGGATCCTTTTTTCCGAGCAAGGGGCTGGACGGTTATTGGCGACAAAACTTTTTACAAAGAGCCTGAGCCAAAAGGTCAAAAGACAAAAACAACCAAAGAAAACGAACTGGTTGCTTACAAAGAATTCGGCATCTTTCTCAGGGCCCAACCAAATATTAAACCAACCAAAAACAAGCACGAGATTTAAATGCGACCACTCTATGAGACACAAGACAACCTGTCTTCCGAGCAGGAAGTTGCAGCGCATCTTGAGAAGGCTTGGAAGTGCAGCATGTCCAAGCTGCCCATCCGGTACCACTTGGACTTTGTGGCTCAGAGAGGAAAGAATGCCGTGGCTTTTTGCGAGGTCAAGGTTCGCAACTACAGCATGGATCAAATTGGAAAGATGGGTGGTTACATGCTCAGCTTGGGCAAGTGGTCAGCCGCCAAGCAGATGTGTGAAGCATCCTGTCTGCCGTTCATCCTTGTGGTTAAGACAACAGACGGCATCTGGTATTCCATCATAGAGTCATTCAAGCCGGACAGCGTTATCGTCAATGGCAGACAAGACAGAGGCGACTGGCAGGACATTGAGCCATGCGTCCTTATCAACCAATCAAAATTTAAACAACTTTAAGGAGATAGAAATGAGCAAAACAAACACAGGCGGGTCGGCTTTTCCAATATCCGGGTCCGAATACAGGCACACGCAAGGCATGACGCTGCGCGATTACTTTGCGGCTAAAGCCTTGCAAGGTGTGGTGGGCAATCCCGGGCTTGATATGGGGCGAGAGGAGCTTGCAGCTTGGGCTTACAAAATGGCAGACACCCTACTGGAAGCGAGAGAAGCATGAACACAAACAAAATGCTGGACTTCCTTGGCAAGTCGGCCATTGAAGACGATAACAACTGGTCAGAGGAGGCGTGGTCCAATGGATACAGCGCCGCCGTGGAGGATGCAATCGATATGTTCAAAGCGCTGGGCAGGGTTCCATTCGAGGCAAATGAAGTAGTCATGCAGCTTGAGAAGCTGAAGTGAGATGCCCCGAATGCGGCACAAAGGTCTTTGACGTTCTGGAGACCCGTACCCGCCAAAAAGATGGCGTCATTGTCAGAAGAAAAGAATGCGGCAACAATCACAGATTTACAACCGAGGAGAGAATAGTTGTATCGAAACCAAAAGCTGTTAGAAGCCGTGAGGAGTAGCCCCTGCCAGCACTGCGGGGTGAGTGATGGCACTGTGGTTGCGGCCCACTCCAATCAATTGCGTGACGGTAAAGGCCGGGGGCTAAAGGCACAAGACTACCGCATTGCAGCCTTGTGCTTTCGCTGTCACTCAGAGCTGGACCAAGGCTCCAAGATGTCCAAGCAAGAGCGTGTAAACATGTGGGAAGACGCCCACCGGGAAACGGTGGGCTGGCTCTTTGACAACGATCTTATTGGACTGAAGCGATAGTCTTCTTAATGAGTTGGATTTGGGAGGTGACGCCGCTCTCTGCTTTACTGATTTCAAGCAGGGCGTCTCGCTTCTCATCTCCAGTCATCTGGGAGGAGCGGACCGCGACCCGCATATCTCTCAAGTCCTTCATAACCTTCTCCGTATCCCGGATGTAGTCCTTGAACGCAAGAGTCCCCTGATTTTTGGTAAGGTACTTCATATACTCATCTGACTCGCCAGTCTTCTCCAGCAGGTTCATTGTCCTGACGGTCGTGTCCACTGCGTCCTTAAGCTCGTAGTACTGAGTCACATACCCACGGGCCTCTGCGTCCAGCGCAAACCGCTTGATCACAGGAAGCTGCTCAAACCGTTTGGTAGGCTTCGGGCTGTTGCCAAACTGATCCAGCACCATATCAACAGTGTCGATCAAGTACATACCCATTGTTCCGGTGTAGCCCTTGATGACGTGATCCACCTTCATTGGCGACAGGCCAAGATTTTGACCAATCAGTTTTGCCACGTTGGATGTGCTGGGGCCAACTTGGAATTCTGGCGCAACATCTTCCATGCCTTTGCCAATAATTGGACGCCATGTAAACGTGTTGAAGTCGAACGCAGCCTCAACGATTGGCTTGGCAGTCTGCGGGATTGGGTTGAACGCAAACGTGGATATGGCATTACGCTTGAGCGAGTCAGTCAGATCCTTGCCGGTGTCATTGCCGAATGTGTAGG